CACCAGAAATATGCTGGTGTGTTGCTTGGAGCGGAAGGGTAATGGCCAAGTCATTGAATAATGACATTTTCGTTGTTGGTAAACCCAAAAAAACCAGGCAAGGAAATGGCCCAAGATCTCGCCCTAAAAAAGGCAAAAAGCCTTACCGTGGCCAAGGCAAGTAGACTTTCCTCCCATGATCAAAGCACTCGCTCTGGCTGTTTCTGGTGTTCTCGCTGGTTCAGCTGCCTTGGCTTCCCCGTTTGTGAACGTCGAGAATAACGCTGGATACCAGGACGGTTACCTTGGTAGCACAACTGACATTCACGTTGGTTTTGAAGGTTCAAGCGACGTTTACGGCTATTACGTCCAAGCTGGTCCTGCCATTGTTGCTCCTGACGGTGACGAAGCCGAAATGGAAATCAGCGGCAAGATCGGCGGTAGCGTGCAAGCCACTGACTCGTTTGGCGTTTATGGCGAAGTGTCATTCATCACGGATGACATTGAGCCTATCTTCGGAACCAAGATTGGCGTGAAGTACGCTTTCTGAGCTAGGATCTGACTGTTCCCACACAGAACAGCAAAAAGCCTCCGGTTAGGTAGAGCTGCCCGGGGGCTTTTTGTTTGCCAACGAACCCGTCTAAGGTCAAATGCAAAAGCTAGTCAATGCCATGGCTGTGACAGCGTTCTTGATGTCTGGAGCGTTGACTGCTATTGCGGTTGTGGCTTACACGAAGATTCCGCAACTGACGACACGGTTCATGGATCAGGTGCAAACTGAGATCCAAAGCAAGATTAGTGAAGCCATTGCTGGAGCGTTGCCCCCTGCTGTACAGGATGCGATGCCAGAGTTGCCGGTTGAAACTGGTCCTGCAATTCCATCAATTACGTTGCCCGGTGGCTGATCCAGTTAACTCACCGTCCCATTACACCAAAGGTCGCATCGAAGCGATCGAGGTGATTGAAGACGTTGTGGCAAGTGCTCCTGAGCCTGTCGTTGGTTATCTGGTTGGGCAATGCTTGAAGTATTTGCTGCGTGCTTGGCATAAGGATCAAGCTGGTCAAGATCTGCTGAAGGCACAGTGGTACTTGAACCGTGCCATTGCCAAGCTGAATGCGTAGTGGTCAGGTAACCATTTTGGTGTTTGCTGTTGGGTCGTCAGCATCATGAGCTTCTGGCCCAAAGCCTTCTTTTGCGATTCTGGCCTTGTCTAGTGTTGGAGCGGGAGCAGCTGGCTGCTTTTCAAAGCTATCGATCCAATCACGAATGGCCTGACCTGTTGGGATGCTTTTGGGGCAGCGAATAAATTTGAGAAGTTCTTTTTTATCTGTGAATGGTCTAGCGGTTGTGCCATTGAAAGCGATATACACTACAGGCGGACCTTCACGGTTTCGGATACGTTCCACAATCAACTGACCTGACTGAAACCGTTCTGTTTTCATGCCTCAGATTAAACCTATCAAGGATATTAGTTTGACAGAGATTCCAGGGCCTAGGCCAATACCGAATCCAGTTTTGCCAAAGGTGCCGCCGATTACGACATGGATGGACATACCAACAGCAGATCTGCCGGTCTATGACCCAATGGATATAACACCTGGAATTGCACCGCCAGCTCCCCCTAAACCAACGATGCAACCTCCAGAGGAAACAAAACCGGAGGGTGTGTCAAGCCCTCCGATTCCGTCCCTGAACGAAGAAGCGTCTCAAACCTCTTCACCGTCAATGGTAGAGACGAAATTACCGTGTCCGCCACCTGACGCAATTCCTTTAGGAGCAAGGAACAAATCTCAAACCGCCGTCATAATTGGTTACGAGCGTAATGGAGTGACTGGGACGTGTGAACCAATCCTCAAACCGCTGGACGTACCAACGATCATCGGCGCTTATTTGCCTGGTGCGCCTGTTGTGGTCACGACTGCAGCGATTGCCGCTATGGCGACCACGGTTGCTGTGGCGTCAAGACCGCTAGGTGATGTGGTGCTAAAGATCGTGAAGCCTACAGTAAAGAAGGTGACTAAGATGATTCTGAAAAGAAAGGGAGAGCGTCCTATTGCTTTGCGGGATCGGATTCTTGCTCAACGTGAGAGGAATCGTGCAATTCTTGCGTTACGTCGTTCACTGAAACCTTAGGGATTGGATGAATATGGGGCGGCAGAACACCAGGCGGATTCGTCAAAACCACATCCGCGCAGATCGCAGAAAAAGGCGATTCGGGGTGGAACATGACACCATCTTTAAGCAGTTTCGCGCAATTTTTCAGGCGTGCAATTTCGTAGTTCAAACGCTTATCTTGCAGCTGCGATTCAAACAACTGTATTTGTTTTTCAGCCGCCTTCCTGCAAAGCTTTACATGATGACGGTCGAGAGGGATTGAGATTGTTGCGGTAATTCCTCCGTTAACGGAGAAGTTCGTTTTTTGTCCTGTTCTGACTCGCTGGTAGTAGAGAACATGACCCGGGCGATCAGGGACGCCATCAGGAATAGGATTGCCTTCTGGATCAAATGCGCCTTCGAGGTCACTGTTGTCGTAGACAGGGTTGTCGTAATAATGTTCGGTCGGGGTGCTCCAGCCTGTGGTGGTACTAAGGAATGGATTGATATTTAACGTGGCACCTTGACAGCTGATTCCAGAGCCGTAATTCCAGGTGTATTGGCGCGAAGGCACCACCTGGACAGCTTGGTTTGTAACACTGCCACTACTATTAGCCACGGGGGCTGCAGTGCTTGAGACTTGTGCATTCACTGGAGCGGAGGTTAGCAGGATTGCTGCCAGGAGACGCTTCATTGACTGAATGTAGATGTAGTTTCAGTTAGCTGTTCAATGTCCGTTTCGCGGACAATGATCGTGTGTTGCGTAAGGCCAGGGCCTTGAAGCGTTTCAGCAAACTGGAACGGCGCACCTTCTTCCACAATGTTCCAGATAGGTTTATCAGCAGGATCAAGCCCCACCCAGCGACTAGAAATACCATCGATTGTGTTTGTTGTTGTCGTTAGAGCCATTGGCGCGACGAAGTCATCAGATTTTACGTTAGATCCCGAAACAGTGTATTCGTAGCCAGTGCGGTACTGGTAAGAATTTATGACTTCATTGACTTTAGTTTTTGTCGTCGTTGTGCTGCTAGTGGTGCCCTGTTGGAAATTTGGAACGACAGGGATTGCAGCAGCAGCTGTCGCATCCAGCAGGATGAGCGCGACAAATAGTTTAAGCATCATTTGATCGTCAGCTCTTGGATGACTTGACCGATTGCGGTTGTACCAGCACCACCAGCTGTGATTGAGATAGCACCATCAGTTGCAATCGTGCCAGCAAGATCACCTTTGACTCCGCCTGAAGTCGTTGTGGTGCTGCCAAAAATAGGAAGGCTTGGCACTACTCCGGAGGTGACTGTTGTTGAGAGGATTGCTGGGACGTCGTCTCCTTCTGTGTATGACTCTGAATACGAAAAAGCGTCGCCAGCAGTAGTAATGCTGTAATCGCCAGGAGTGTAACCAAGAGCGGTGCCGGAAGTAAGTGCGCCAAGCACAGGAGTAGTGTCCAGAGTGACGTTATTGCCAGATACCGCCATTGATGACGGGATTCGTGTTGCGACTGATCCCGCTCCATCAACCGTCAGCTGAACTGAGGACGAAATTTTAGTCGTGATGTCCGCGTGAGCTGGAGCGGCAATCAATGTAGCCAGTAACACTAGGAACAGCTTCATTTTGTGACGGGAGTGGATTTTGTATCAATCTTAGGCTCTTCCTTCTTTTTGCCGCCATTACGGCCGACGTTGACACCCATAGCAGCCATCGTGCCAGTGAGCAGGCTGGCTGGGAAGGTTGGATCAAGTGACTGCTTAAAAACGCCCAAATAGTTGGCGGTCAAGATAGCCATGCTCCAGGCAAGAACTGCCAGTTTTACGAAATCAGCTAGAAGTGAAAAATCCTTTTCTTCTTCTTCTGGCTTTTGCTGTTGGGACGTTTCTGCCATGATGGTTGCAGTCGGTAACGGAGCATGGTTGAAGTTTGGGCCGCCGTTGCTGGCGCGTCAATCACAGTGGCTGGTATTGGAGCTAGCGGATTAAACCGTCAAAGCCAGCAAGGAAGGGATTCTCTGGTGCGCTTGACTACGGCTGTTGACAATCTAAGCAGTCGTTTGGACGTTTTGCACGCTGACATCAAGTCTAAGGACTTGGAAGTCTTTGCCCGCATCAGTGAATTGGAGCGTTGTGTGGCAAGACTGGAAGGCCATTCTGATCGGCACTAGACTGCGGACAGTCACAATTCTCCAATGTTGTTACTGATCAAGCCAATTTTGTTCAGATTCCTTCAGTCTGAAGGGGTTAAGAAAATGGTGATTGAAATTTTAGAGGCTTATGTCCAGAAGACTGACAATTCAATCGACGACCATCTAGTTGGGCTGGTGAAACAAAACCTGTTTCCAGCGAAATGAAAGAGCGCTGGGTGTTAATTGCGGGTTGGGGCTTGCTAGGCGGTGCAACTGCGATAGTAATTGCTTTCACTGGCCTAGTGTTTGCATCGGGATATACTGCTGGACAAAGTGCTAGTTGCCAAGTCTCGTTAGAATGAAACGACGCATTTGGTTTTCTGTGAGCATTTTATCTTTGCTACCGTTTTTCCAGCACTTTAGAGATGACTCCCCTTACCAACTTGCCGCT